GCTAGTGCTTTGTTGCGTTCCCTAATCCGGCGTTTCACGCTGCCGGGTTGACGACCGGACATGAAGGCATAACCTTTCACATTGTCCGCACCGTCCACAAAATAGGCAACACGGCGCGCATACTCTTTTGCGGCGGCGTCATTTATAACGCCCGAAGGTATGCCGTGCGACAATAGGCGCACGCACTCATCAAAGTTTAACAAGTGCGCAATATCGCCATTGTGCGCCTGTTTAATGATATCGCGAAGAGTACGTGCGGCCATGATAGATACTCGAACGGCCTTGTTTTGTTGGCTTTTGGCTTTCATCTTGATATTTCCTATAGTGATTATGTGGCGCGGTATTGCGTCACGGTTCCCATAGTACGAATTGCCATCCGGATTGCAAAAACGTGCGCCGATTTGCGCCCCAGCGCGACCCCACCCGCCCCCGACCAACCCCTTTTTGGCTTTGGAATGGCTCCCCCCTAACCCCTGAGTTTTTCTCACGCAACGACTACAAAACCAAAACCACTTTACAAATACAAAACCAAAACCACTTTACAAATACAAAACCAAAAACGCAACGACTGCAAAAACACCCCCCTTGCAAAAACCCGTGCCCTTGTAAAAATTTTTTATAAAATTTTTCTGCTATACTGGCGACACACAGACACGATTCGCTTTGCTCATGGACTACATACTGCAAAACCTTATCGACATGCCTGACGATTTTCAACCGTACGAACCGCATGTTGAGCGGGCACCCATCGATACCCTTATCCGCCCTCCAGTCTCCGACCGTGAGGAGGTACTGTCCCGTGCCAGAACCTCGGGGATGCTGCTAGCCAGTGGCATGGAGGCCAGTATGGACGACCGCGAAGAGCAGATTGCGGCGCAGGAGTTCCACCATTTGTTGCAGCAGAAACCGATGCAGACAGCCAAGCTGACCAAACCCGGGATTGTGCTTAAACTGGCGGCGCTCCTGTCAGAGTACGACCACAAGGTCGTGCGGGACGCGGAGCAGATGCGTACCTATGTGACCAACCGGCTGCTGGAGGAAAGTTCCGAAGCGGCCAAGCCATCGGATAGGCTACGTGCCTTGGAGGCGCTGGGTAAGATAAGCGGGGTAGACCTGTTCACCGAGCGGACGGAGATCACCATAAAGTCGGTGCCTACGGAGGTGCTGGAGGCCCAGCTACACGAGAAACTGCGCGTGCTGCTGCCTGAAGAGTTCGCTGAGATACTGAACGAGGCCGATCCGATAGACCTCGGCGAAGACGACGCCGAATGAAGAAGCTCACCGACTACACCCCCGAGCAGCTGAGAGCCATACGCAGTAACCTGCACAAACTGCCGCAAGACATGCAGGAGGCCATGCTCGTGGAGCTCAACGAGCTGATAGATCGTAAGCAGAGTACCGAAGCCCAAGACTCTCTATTAGCGTTTGCTCATAAAGTCGCCCCCGTGCTTCAGATTGAGACTGAGCCTAAACGGTTCATGGTGGGGCCGCACCACAGGCAGCTGGCTAAGTTGATGGATGCCGTTGCCCGGGGGGAGAAGAAGCGCATACTCATATCGGTCGCACCTCGGATGGGTAAGAGTCTTATGTCGTCGTATCTGTTCCCGGCGTGGTATATGGGCAAATTCCCCAACCGGCGGGTCATTATGGCGTCGCACACAGGCGACATGGCTACAGGGTTCGGCCGCAAGGTGCGTGACCTTATTGCGTCCGATGAGTTCAGTTCCGTATTCCCGGATGTATCCCTCAAGGCGGACAGTAAGGCGGCGGGGCAGTGGGCGACCAACAAGGGCGGCGAGTTCTACGCAGTGGGGGTTGGCGGTGCGCTGGCCGGGCGTGGGGCCAACCTGTGTATTATCGATGATCCGTTCAGCGAACAGACCGTCATGGCGGGCAACACGGACGTGTTTGATGATGCTTGGAGCTGGTTTCAGACCGGCCCGTTGCAGCGCCTCGCCCCTGATGGGGCGTGCCTCGTCATTCATACGAGATGGAACAAAATCGACCTTATCGGCCGGCTCATTAACCAGATGGCGCGCAATCCCGATGCGGAAGAGTGGGAGATCGTGGAGTTCCCGGCCATATTGAACATAGACACGCCGGAGGCCAAGTCGTTGTGGCCGGAGCGGTGGCCGCTGGAGGCGCTGTTGCAGAAGAAGGCCAACATGGCCCCTCAATTCTGGCAGGCGCAGTACATGCAGGCCCCGACGTCGGAAGCCGGTGCCCTTATAAAGCGGGAGTGGTGGCGCGACTGGGAAGAGGCCGACCCGCCGCACTGCGACTATCTCATAATGAGCCTCGACGCGGCGCAGGAAGCGCACACTAGGGCCGACTATAACGCCGTGCAGGTGTGGGGTGTGTTCTACGACGACAGGGAGCGGGCGAACATAATCGTGCTGGATGCGTGGAAACAGCGCATGGAGTTCCCAGAGCTGAAGCGGACGATGTTCGCGGAGTATGAGAAGTGGCAGCCTGACACGTGCCTCATCGAGAAGAAGAGCTCAGGGTCGGCATTATTTCAAGAGATGCGGGCGGCGGGCATACCTGTGACTGAGTTTACGCCGGGCAAGGGGCAGGACAAGATTGCGCGGGTTAACTCGGTTTCTGATATATTTCAGTCCGGGCTGGTCTGGGCACCGAAGGCGCGGCGGTGGGCTCAGGAGTTGATCGAGGAGTGCAGTGACTTCCCTAACGGCGAGCACGACGATCAGGTTGACAGCATGACCCTCGCGCTGCGGCGGTTCCGCACGGGCGGATTCATCAGGCTACCCTCGGACCAACAGGATGAAGAGTCTATGTACCGGGGTAAACGTAAGTACTATTGAGAGGCCAGACTATGATAGTTCCAGATATGTACCAACCAGACCGTCGGCAACTGACCGGCGACTCCGAAGTGACCGATATTGAAGTCATCCTGCCCCCCGAAGACGGGGAAGAGATGCCCCCGGAGCCTACCGAGGATGAGAAAAACGAAGATATGTTCTACCGCAATCTGGCGGACGATCTCGACCCGCAAGAACTGATGTCATTGGCGGAAGAAGTGGCTGATATGTATGACAACGACCTCAAGAGCCGGGCGGACTGGACTCGCATGTATGAGGAAGGTATCGAGCTGCTGGGTCTAGGTATCGAAGAACGTACGGAACCGTTCGACGGCGCATGCGGCGTGGTGCACCCCCTGATGGCGGAAGCGGCAGTGAGGTTCCAGTCTGAAGCCATCACAGAGACATTCAGCCCGCAGGGTATATGTAAGTCCATGATCGTGGGTAAATTTGACGAGCTGCGTCAAAAAGCGGCAAAACGTGTCGAGAATGACATTAACTGGCGCCTGACAACCCAGATGCGTGAGTACCGGCCCGAGCATGAGCGCATGCTGTGGAATCTGGCCATCATGGGCTCGGCGTTCAAGAAGGTTTATTACGATCCGGGCCTTGGCCGGCAGACTTCTGTGTTCGTTTCGGCGGAAGATTTGGTGGTTCCCTATGGCGCGACGGACATTTCCACCGCTCCGCGCATCTCCCATTTGATGCGAAAGTCCAAAAACGACATCAAAAAGCTGCAAGTGGCGGGTTTTTACCGCGATATTGAGCTGGAAGACCCCATTCAGAGCACTTCCAAGTCCGCAAAAGACCGTATTACCGGGGTTGTGGCTATAAAAGACGACCGTTTGCAGCTGGTCGAGATGCAAATCGACCTCGATCTTAAAGGTTTTGAGGATATTGACGCTGATGGTGAGCAAACAGGCATCGCAGTGCCCTACATTGTCACTTTTGACCTGCAATCTCGTGAGATTTTGTCGGTTTATCGCAACTGGAGCCACACTGACCAGTACAAAACCCGTCTCCAGCACTTCGTACACTACGTTTACGTGCCCGGGTTCGGCTTTTACGGCATGGGTCTGGTGCATTTGGTGGGTGGTTTCGCCAGTTCCGCGACTTCTTTGCTGCGTCAGCTCGTCGATGCCGGCACTTTGGCCAACCTACCGGCAGGGTTTAAGACAAAAGGCATCCGGGTGCAGCGCGATGCCGATCCCCTTCAGCCCGGTGAGTTCCGGGACGTGGACGTACCCAGCGGCAGCCTCAAGGACAACCTCATCCCGTTGCCGTTCAAGGAGCCCAGTCAAACTCTGGTGACTTTGTTCAACGAAGTGGTGGACGAAGGCCGTCGCATGGCAGCGGTCAGTGACGTCAACGCGGCGGATATGAACCAGCAAGCACCAGTCGGTACCACACTGGCTATTCTGGAGCGCAGCATGAAGGTGATGACGGCCATACAAGCCCGTCTACACGCCTCGCTGAAGGAAGAGCTCACCCTGCTGAAAAACATCATTCAGGATCAGTTGCCGGACGGGTACGACTATGAGGTAGATGAAGGCCGCCGTATCAAGCAGTCTGACTACGACATCGCCGATATCATCCCGGTGTCCGACCCCAACGCGGCGACAATGAGCCAGCGTGTTGTGCAGTATCAGGCGGTCATCCAGATGGCCAAGGACAACCCTGCCATATATGACATGGTGGAGCTCAACCGGCAGATGCTGGAGACGCTGGGCATAAAGAACATCGCCAAGCTCATCCCGGCCTCGGTAGAGCAGTCGCCCAAAGACCCCATCAGCGAGAACATGGCCATTATGACCGGCAAGCCGGTCAAGGCGTTCGCCTATCAAGATCACGAGGCGCACCTGCGCGTGCACTACGCAGCCCAGCAAGACCCCAAAATCAGGGCAACGCTGGGGCAGATGCCCAACGGGCAGGCTATTATGGCCGCCGGTGCGGCGCATATTGCTGAGCACGTGGCGTTCGCGTACCGCATGCAGGTCGAGCAACAGCTGGGTGTACCGCTGCCTCAAGGCGATGAGAAAATGTCTCCGGAGACGGAGCGCCAGCTGAGTGTGGTGTTGGCCCAAGCCGCAGCCCAAGTGTTGCAGGCGCGCCAGACCGAAGCCGCCCAGCAGCAGGCCCAGCAGGCCGCACAAGACCCCGTGTTGCAGCAGCAGATGCAGCAGATGCAGGTCGACATGGAGAAGACTCGCATCGCGGAAAAGAAAGTGGATAACGACTTCAAGGTTGCTGTCCAACGACTTCTTGTGGATGCAGGCAAGGCTGACGCAGCCGGGCAAGCCGCTCTGATCAAGCAAGTCCTCGCCATGGTGGGTGACGCAGCTAAAGCAGATGTGCAGGGTCAAGGCGGTCAGGCTGACGCAGGTATGCAGCAGGCGCAGATGATGCAGCAGATGCAACAAAAAGAGCAGACGCACACGCAGAATATGGCGCACCAGCGGCAAACCCACGAGCAGAAACTCAGGCACGCCGAACAGCAGCAGATGTTGAACGCAGCACTAGCGGCAGCACAGCCGCACCTTGGAGGAGGAACTGAATGAGCGTAATAGCACTCGCCCGTGTGGTGCGAGACGATCTCTTGGAAGCGCGTAATGGGGCTGAACAGGCCATCCTGAATGGACACCCGACGAGCTTCGATGAGTACCGGTTTTTAACCGGTAAACGAGCTGGGCTGGAGACAGCACTGGCACTTTTGGACGAGGCGGTAAAACGCTTCGACGAGCAGGACTAAACATTCTGGAAAGGAATGCGCTATGAGTGGCATCATACTACCTGAGCACATGGCTGAGGAGCAGAAGGATCACGCCCGCAGTCAGGTCGAGGGGGATTCAGAAACAGAGAAAGACGCAAAACTGGCGACCCAGCTACCTACACCTTGTGGTTACAAGATACTGGTTGGGCTGCCTAAAATCGAAGAGAAGTACGAAAGCGGCATTCTGAAAGCCGACGCTATTATCCGTCAGGATGAGATTGCGACGGTGGTAGGCTTTATCATCAAGATGGGCCCGGACTGCTACAAGGATACGTCTCGCTTCCCGACAGGCCCGTACTGTAAGGAAGGCGATTTTGTCCTTTTGCGCGCTTACGCAGGCACGCGCTTCAAGCTGCATGGGGTTGAGTTCCGTCTTGTGAACGATGACTCTGTGGAAGGCGTTGTGCTCGATCCGCGCGGATTTTCCCGCGTTTGATAGGAGGTAGATATGAGCTTGCCAGACGAAAAAGACATTCTTAAGTCCGGTGTTGATCCGGTAGAAGATATTGAGGTCGTTTCCGATATTGAAGACGCACTGGATGCAACGCCAGAAGTCATCATTGAGGACGACACACCCCCCAAAGACCGTAATCGTAGGCCGTTGAACGAGCCGGCGGAGCCTTCTGACGAGGAGTTGGACGGCTATTCTGAAGCGGTTAAACGCCGTATGCAGAAGATGAAGCACGGTATCCACGACGAGCGCCGGGCCAAGGAAGCGGCCCTGCGTGAGCGGGATGAGGCCGTTGCCCTAGCACGTCGTCTGTACGAGGAGAAGCAGTCGCTGGAGACCCGACACGCCCAAGGCGAAGCCGTTATCGTTGAGCAGGCTAAAGCCAAGGCTGAAATGGCCATGGCGGAAGCCAAGCGGGCGTACAAGGAAGCCTATGAATTTGGCGACGCCGAGGCTATGGCAGATGCTCAGGAGCGGATGGCCACTGTCGCTTACGAGCGTCAGCAAGCAGAGGCTTGGGCTAAGCAACAAGCGTCCCGAAAAGAAATTGCTAGACAGGAAGATGCGCCTGTGGTACAAAATACACAAACAGCGCGGGCTTCTGTTCCGGAACCTGATGCTGACGCGGTATCTTGGGCACAAAGAAATACGTGGTTTGGCCAGAACAAAGTGATGACTAGCGCTGCTTACGGCATTCACGATGAACTGGTGGAAAGCGGGCTAGACCCGCGCTACGACGCAGACGAATACTACAAGCAGCTCAATTCAAGACTACGCGAGGTGTTCCCGACTTACGAGTGGGGTGACGCTCCCGCAAAGAAAAAGGTTACATCCGTGGTTGCGCCCGTCAATCGGACGTCAAAAACCGCGACTCGTGTAACGCTTACTAAATCTCAATACGCAGTAGCTCGCCGGCTCGGGTTGACCCCGGAGCAGTACGCCGTCGAAGTTGCGAAACTGGAGGGTTGATCATGGAACCTACTAAGAGCTTGTCCCGTCAAGCACGCGAAACGCAGAGCCGTGAATCTACGGCACGTCCTCAATCGTGGAAACCAGCAGACCTTCTGCCGGAACCCCGTAGACAGGCAGGTTGGGAGTATAAGTGGATTCGTAAGTCCATCTTGGGCGTAGGCGATCCAACTAACATGTCCCGGTCGCTGCGTGAAGGTTGGGAGCCATGCCGCATGGAAGATCATCCTGAGCTTATGCTCTCGGTCGATTCAGATGCGCAAAACTCCGGATTGATTGAGGTTGGTGGTCTTATCCTGTGTAAGATGCCCGCAGAAATGTTTAACCAGCGTCAGGATTACTACGAGAAGCAGGCGCGCGGTCAGATGGATTCTGTGGATGCACAGGTGGATCGAGAGAATGACCCAAGAATGCCGATGTTCAAAGAGCGGCAAACGCAAGTCACGTTTGGTAACGGTCGGTAGGAACGCAAGGGACTGCCGCCGTTGGGTTGTTAACTTTTTGAGAGGAAATCACAAATGGCACTTACTACTGGTTATGGCTTTAAGCCTGTTCAGTTGCTGGGTGGCAAGGCATTCTCGGGTGGTACTATTCGAGAGTTCGTTGTTACTCCGGCGGCGGCAATCAATTCCATTTGCAATGGTGATCTGGTATCTTGCATTGCTGGTGTCGCACTGACGGTTGCCGCAGCCCCCGCTGCGGGTACTCTGAGTGCAAACTCGCCGATTGGCGTGGCGGTTGGTGTACGCTACACTGATCCGGTGTTGAAACAGACTCAGCATGCTAACTTTTTGGCCGCTAACTCGTCTAACTACACTGACATTTTCGTCAAGGTTGTGGATGATCCTACCGTACTGTTCCAAGTACGCTACGATGGCGCGATCACCAGCACTTCGATCGGCCTGAACTGCACTCTGACATTTGCCGCTGGTAGCGCCGTCAATGGCTCCGCCAAGGCTTATGCCTCCGCTGCTGCGGCTGCGGCGACCCTGCCGTTCCGTATCGTGGATGTGCTGTCTGGCGGCACTGATGCAGGTACAGGCACTGCCTATACCGACATCATTGTTAAGTACAATGTCGGCACCCACGCCTACGATCTGGCGCTTGGTCACTAAGGAGGTTAATCATGGCTATTAGTCGTTCACAACTGCTCAAGGAACTGCTCCCGGGGCTTAACGCGCTGTTCGGTCTGGAGTACAACCGCTACGGCGAAGAGCACAAGGAAATCTATGAAATCGAGACTTCCGAGCGTTCCTTTGAGGAAGAAGTAAAACTGGCTGGCTTCGGTGCTGCACCGGTCAAGGCTGAAGGTGCTGGTATCACTTATGATGCCGCACAAGAAGCCTACGTGGCACGCTACACACACGAAACCATCGCAATGGGCTTTGCGATCACCGAAGAAGCGGTCGAAGATAACCTCTACGACTCCCTCTCCGCTCGCTACACCAAAGCGCTGGCTCGTGCCATGGCGTACACCAAGCAAGTTAAAGCTGCATCCTTGCTGAACAACGCTACGGCTGCTGGCGTTCTGTACGGCGACGGTCAGCCTCTGCTGTCCACCGCACACCCGTTGGTTAACGGCGCAACCAATGCAAACCGTCCCGCAGCCCACGCTGACCTGAACGAGACTTCGCTGGAATCTGCGATTATCGCGATGGCAAGCTGGACTGATGAGAAGGGTCTGCTGATCGCTGCTAAACCGCGTAAGTTGGTCGTTCCGCCCGCATTGATGTTCGTGGCAACTCGCTTGCTGAAGAACCACGATCGCCCGGCTACTGCCGACCGCGACATCAACGCAATGGTGAGCATGGGTTCCATTCCTGAGGGTTACACCGTCAACCACTGGTTGACCAACCCAACTCAATGGTTCCTGTTGACTGACGTGCCGAATGGTCTCAAGCATTTTGTTCGCGCTGCTGTTAAGCAAGAAATGCTGGGCGATTTCGAGACCGGCAATGCACGTTACAAGGCACGCGAGCGGTACAGCTTCGGCGTCTCTGATCCGCTGGGTATCTACGGCTCGGCTTAAACGCTGTAGTATCAAGCACGGCCCTCTTCGGAGGGCCTTTTCTTTTCCTTGACGTGTTTTGGTTCCGGTGGTACATTACGGGCTGTTATCTCCTAGAGCCCCCCTAAAAGCTCTATTGACCCGCCCTCCCCGGCGGGTCTTTTTTGCCGTTGACACGGCAAAATATCCGGCGTATAAGTCACTTCAGTACCCGGGATTCTTTTTTAGCCCAGCAGACCGACCCGGCGGACGATGCACAGACTGATGGGCGACTCGTGCATGAGGAATCTAACATGGCTACATCTCATTTTTCTGGTCCAGTCGTTTCTACGCTTGGTTTCGTCAATCCAGTTTACACACTGGCTACACTCCCTGCTGTTGCCAATTACGGCGCGGGCACAATGATTTTCGTTTCTAACGCAAATGCGGGCGTAGGCACTATCGCCTTCCGTGGCGCTGCTGCTTGGATCGACATCAAAACAGGTCTGGCTGTCGCTTAATAGGAGGCTGATATGGCTTATTACCGTACCGCTGACGCGACGGTGGCGGCGCATAAAGCCGTTGCCGTAGTACCTAGTGATGTAACTGTGCTGAACGTAACCCGTGGCTTGTATGTAGGTGTCGCGGGTAACGTTGCGGTTGTCATGGCTGATGACGCTGTGGCTGGCACTGTATCTACGTTTGTAGGCGTCCCGGCTGGGACGATCCTGCCTGTCCAAGTTGTGAAAGTGATGGTGGCAACTACCGCCACATCCATGCTCGCTCTGTACTAAGGAGGCTCCGCCATGCGGCTGTCGAGTTTAGCGTTATCTATCACTCGCGCCCTTGGCGCAGCTTTCTCCATGCCCACCGCCAACCTTGCCGCATGGTTCAAGGCTGACACAGGCGTTACCACGACCTCTACAGGCGTATCGACATGGACAGACCAGTCGGGGAATGGCGAGAAT